CTCGAGGCGGCCCTGCGCAGCGCCCGGCTGAACGCAGTCAGGGAGATCACCGCCGGCGAGCGAACCGGCACCGACGTCATCGCCTGCGAGGAGCTGCTGCCCCCGTGGACGAAAGAGGGCCCGAAGGGAGACGGCAGCCACGAGGTCGGCGAGCCCTGCACCAATGCCGGCCAGAGCTGGCACTGCTGTCAGGCCCACAACTGCAACAACAACCCGGACATCGAGCCCGGCCAGAGCCCGGCGCACTGGGCCCCGTACCACACCACCGATCCGGCCCGGGCCAAGCCATTCATCCAGCCCACCGGCGCCCACGACGCCTACCTGAAGGGCGAGGTCTGTCTCTGGACGGACGGCAAGGTCTACCGCTCCACCATGGAGACGGCCAACGCATACAGCCCGGCCGACTACCCGCAGGGCTGGCAGGAAATCGAAGGAGGCGCAAGCACATGATCCAGATCGACATCGGCGCACTCGTCGCCCTCATGGGGATCCCCTCGGCCATCACGGCCTTCTGTTTTTGGCTGATCGAGCGCAGGATCCAGAAACGCGACAAGCAGAAGGACGCCGAGGAAAAGGAGCGGGCCAAAAAGGATGCAGAGCGTGAGAAGGCCCGCGAAGATCTTCAGCTCCTCACCATCCAAGCCACCAACGCCGCCATCGCCCTCGGCGAGGCGACGGCCCGGGCCGTGCAGCGGATCCCGGACGCCCACTGTAACGGGGATATGCACGCCGCCCTCGAATACGCCAGCAAGGTCAAACACGATCAGAAGGATTTTCTCGCCAAGCAGGGGATCCAAGCGATCCTCGACTGAGGGGGGTGAGCCTGATGGCAGCACACAGAAGGGGCGGCAAGAGGGCCGCCCGAAAAGAGCGGCGGCCGTGGGAGTTCTCGAAGAAGCTGGCGGCATGGGCCGTGGCCGTGGCTACTCTCGCGGCCGTGGCTTCCTATGTGCTGGCCTTCCGCGACAAGCAGACCGCCAGCGACGTCACCACCACGATCTTCACGGCCTGCGCCACCTACCTCGTGAGCTACGCGGCCAAGTCGGCCACCGAGAAGATCAGCAGGAACCGTCACGGGCTCGACCCGGACGGCAACCCCATCGACAACGACAAGGAGGACTAAAAAATGGATTTTATCGTCAACAACTGGTACATCATCGTCGCGATCCTCGCCGCCCTCGCTGTGGCGGGGGCCGTCGCCTACCGCTACTTTAAGTTGCCGAGCACCGAGCAGCTCGCCAAGGTGCGCGAGTGGCTGCTCTACGCTGTGACTGAAGCCGAGCGGGAGCTCGGCGGGGGCACCGGCAAGCTGAAGCTGCGGCAGGTTTACGACTTGTTCGTCACCCGTTTCCCGTGGCTTGCAAAAATCGTGAGTTTTGAGCTTTTCAGCGGCCTCGTGGACGACGCGCTCGACGAAATGCGGGAAATGCTCAAGAGCAACACCGCAGTCAAGGCGCTCGTGGAAGGGGGAAACGGTCATGAGTAACAGCCCTCTGGTGAGCTGCACAAAAATCTCACCAAACAAAAACAGCCCCCGCAATCATGCCATCGACCGTATCTCCATCCACTGCGTCGTCGGCCAGTGTACCGCTGAGCGTATCGGCGAGATCTTCGCTCCTTCCAGCCGGCAGGCCAGCAGCAACTACGGCATCGGCCTCGACGGCCGCATCGGGATGTATGTGGAGGAGAAGGATCGGTCGTGGTGTACCTCCTCCAGAGCCAACGACCACCGCGCCATCACGATCGAGGTGGCGAGCGACACCACCCACCCCTACGCCGTAAAGGACGCCGCCTTTTCTGCGCTGCTGGATCTCTGTACTGACATCTGCAAGCGCAACGGCAAGACGAAGCTCCTGTGGTTTGCAGATAAGGACAAGACCCTCGCCTACACACCGAAGGCAGACGAGATGGTACTGACCGTTCACCGCTGGTTTGCGGCGAAAGCGTGCCCGGGGGACTATCTCTACAACCGCCACGGCGAAATCGCGGCGACGGTTACGGCACGGCTGAACGGCGGCACAGCAGGCCAGACCACGCCGACCAAGCCGGTCACGCCCTCGTCCTCTGCCGTCTCCCCATATCTGGTGCGCGTGAAGATCGACGACCTTTACATCCGCACAGAGGCCAGCAAGGAGAGCAAAGACAAGGGCTTCATCAAGCCCGGCGTCTACACCATCGTCGCCGAAGCCGCAGGGCCCGGGGCGACCAAGTGGGGCAAGCTCAAGAGCGGGGCCGGCTGGATCTCGCTGGACTACGTCACAAAGCTCTAAAACCTACCAGAACACAGAAAACCCGCCCGGGGCATCCCGGGCGGGCTTTTTCTGTTATATGGCGCCGCGCTGCTTCAGGAAGTCAGCGGTCGCCTTGTATATTTTCGTGCCCCTGTTCGGCCGCACGAAGTCGTCGGCGTCACGATCCTCCAGCGACTTCATCAGCGCCGGATCCTGCGCCGTCTGCTCGCCGCAGGCCAGCAGCACATCGAAGGCAGGCAGGCGGCGCGGATCGCTGAAGTCTCCACCCTTCTCCTGCCGGTACACCGCATAGGCATAAAGCGCGGCCCGGTCGGCCCCCTGCGTCTGCGCGACCATGTAGCCGAGCAGCGCCCGCCTCCCGACAAAGCGAGAGAACCTGACGCCGATGGCGTGGGCGTACTGCGCAAGCCCCGGATCCGGCGCGGCCTCGTCGTCGTCCTCGATCCGGCTGATGATTGCATGGACGTCGTCTTTACACGCCCCGGCCGGGATCACCGCATGGAGGTCGAGCGCATACTCCATCTGCCGCTCGGTCGGCTCAATCTGTGGCTCCACCTCCACCGTCAGCGGATCGGCAAGTCCGTCGGCCGCTGCGGCCGATCTGGCTGCGGCCTCTGTCTGCACTTCATAGCGCCGCGTGTTTTTTCGGCCCGTGCTGGAGTTCACGCCGGAAACCCGAAAGCGGCCGAAATTGACGAAGCCGCCCGAGGGGCTCACATAACCGCCGACGTCAGCCATCGGCAGCTCGCCCGGCGTGCGCTGCACCACCTCGATCTCGACGGCGTGCGCCTTCTCGACAGTGACCGACACGCCGGCCGGCTGCTGCCCCTTTTTCTTGAACAAATCAAACAAACCCATGACCATGCTCCTCTCGTGATAATGTGGGGAAATCGTGACTTTTCGCCTTTAGTCATCTTTGGGATAATATTACCACGAAAAGCGTGCTACCGTCAATATGGACTACCCATCTTTGGGATAACGGGACAAAAAGGAGGGCAGAAAGTGAAAATATATCGACCAGACGGCAGGTGCAACATCTCCGGCGCAAAAGTGCGGGCCGCCCGCGAGCAGGCTGATCTATCGCAGGAGCAACTCGCGGCCAAAATCCAGCTCGCCGGCCTGAGCATCACACAGAAGGCCATCAGCCGGATCGAGAGCGGCGACCGCGTCGTGGCCGACTACGAGCTGAAATATCTGGCCGACGCGCTGCGCGTGACGGTTTACCACCTGTTAGGAATGAACGAATAAAAGCGGCGGGAGTATGGCCCGCCGCTTTTTGCGCGTAAAATCTGAACATTTCATATTGACATTATAGAGCAAATGCTATATAATAACGAGCAAGAAAACACCCGCGGCAAGCGGGAGCGGGAGGGACAAACATGGTAGCAACGGAAAACGCCGGCAGCCTGCAAAGGCTCAGGAAAGAGGCCGGCCTCTCGCAGTCACAGCTTGCGAAGGCTGCCGGCGTCAAGCTCCAAGTGCTTCAGCAGTACGAGCGAGGCGTCAGGGACATCAACGGGGCCAAACTGCTGACGCTGCTGAAGCTGTGTAACGCGCTGGAGTGCGAGCTGGTCGACATCATCACCGACGAGGACACGCTGGAACAACTGGCAGAGTATGCCGACAGGTAAAGCGGGCGGGGGCGGCAGTATAGCTGCCCCCTGCTTTTATTTCAACGAAGGGGGCGTCCACCATGAAGAAAGAGAAAAAAGAGCGGAAGTTCAAGCACATGACCAAGACCGACCGCATCCGTCTGGAGGAGAAGATCATGGCCGGGAAAAGCCCCCAACAGGCC